CCAGCTACAGTATACATTACATAAGGTGTTCCAGCCGAAGCTGGTTCAGCAGCAAAAGTTACAGTTTTAAATGTATTAGCCATATTCTCCTTCCTATCCGAGTGCTATTGCCATACTAACACTGTTGTCAGTTGCCGCAATAGTCAAAGTTTCATTACTACCATTATTGTTTTCTGTAAATGTCACATTATCTCCAGCAACAAGTTTACCATTTAAATAACCAGCAGTAGTATCATTTGCTGATACTAAAGTTTTAACATCAGTGTCAGCAGTTATGGTCTGCCAAGACGAACCATTATAATATTTAAGAACATTAGAACTCGTATTAAAAGCGAGATCTCCAGCATCAAGACTAGAACTAGGATCACTTGAATCTACTCTATATCTATCAGCAAAACTATTTACTCCAGCAATATTAGAAGCAGTAGTATTAACATTAGCTATTGATCCAGAAACAGTTGCAATATTTGCAACTACACCACTTGCTCCAAGTGTTGCCATATTAGTTACATTGGCAGAAGTTGCTAGTAGGTTTAAATCAGTTACAATATCAGAGGTGGCTAAAGTATTTAAGTCAGATACAATATCTGAAGTTGCTAAAATATTAATGTCTGACACTATGTCAGAAGTAGCAAGGGTATTTAAATCAGAAACTATATCGCTTGTTGCAAGAGTATTAAGATCACTTACAATATCACTTGTAGCAAGAGTATTCATATCTGATATTACATCAGCATCAGCAAGGAGAGCCATATCAGCAATTACATCAGCATTACCTAATAAACCCATATCGGTTACAACAGCACTTGTGCCTAGTAATCCCATAGCTGTAACATTAGCAGAAGTACCAAGATGCCCCATAGCAGTTACATTGGCAGAAGTTGCCAATAAATCCATATCGGTTACGATTGCCGAAGTACCTAGTATTGCTAAATCTGCAACAGCATCAGAAGTACCTAATCTTCCAATCTCAGTAGCTTTTCCAGCAACAGCTCCTATGTCAGCAGCATCTCCAGCAACAGCAGTTACATTTGCGGCTATTCCAGCCACAGTCGTTACATTGGAAGCTATACCACTAACTGTCGTTATATCACTAGCAATTCCAGCTACAGTTGAAACATCAGTTATTGATTGATCAAATTCTAAAGCATTACCAGCCGAATTAACTGATAAAATTTTATTTGCGACTAAGTTAGGAAAAGTTATATCATAAGTATTTGCTGTTGAAGCAGCAGCTCTTGGAGAAAATTTTAAATCTCTTTCATTTTGTTGCATCATAGCAACAATTTTATCTAATTCAGTATTAAGTGTTTCTATTGGGAAAGTACCTGAATTAGGAAAATCAGTAGAACGAGATATAGGTAAATCTCTATAAATTGTATATTTATGCCCAGCAGTTGCTCCACCACCTAAAGTAATTGAACCACCACCAGATTCTCCAGCTCCAGCTACAGAATATTGTGTAGCACTTGATGGAGAAGCATTATAAGTTAGAGTAGTATCAGTAGTACTTACTGTTCTAATTACTTTAATATCAGTAGCATTGAAGAACTCAAATGGTACTGTAAAAGCTGTTTGACCACCACTAGCAGTATATTGTACTCTAGGACTGGTATCTGATATTGTAATACTCATCTTAATGCATCTCTTTCTACTTCATCAAATAATGAATCAAGAAACCATACATTCTGAAATGGAAGAAGTCTACGCACATTCCTTGCTGTGTGATGGTTATATTTACCACTACCCCATGTCCACATAATATCTCCTATATTAGAAATTTGAGAAGTAGTTGGTCCAAGTACATCAGGGATAGGATTATTAAAAAAATCTCTATAAGTACCATAAGGTTTTTTAGCTCCTAAAATTGGTCTTAATCCTATTTCATTATTACCTAATCTTTCTATAGCATTATTTATATCTGAAAAAATACCACCTAAACCACTTCTATCAAAAGCATCTACAAGTTTTTGACCAGTTGGTTTTTTACTATAATCTCTATTAAATGCTTTTTGTCTATAAGCATCTACCATAGCTCCAGCAGCCATTAACATTAATACTCCATTTAAGAATTGAGCATCTCTTTCTTGTAATCCTCTCAATAACATTCGTTGAGTTGAAGCCATACCGAATTTTTTAAATTGAGATAATATTCCACCTATTTCTGTATTTGCCCATAATGGAACATCTCCTTTGCTTGGAGTAACAATATCTATATTAATTTGTTTTCCTATTGCTTGATGATATGCTTCAGCAGCTTTTTTATTTTTCCATGTTTCTGAATTAGCTATTCTTAATAATTTATAACTATCTCCATTTTTATATTTATTTGCTCCTTTACCGAATCCATGTTGGATATATTCTTTCCATATATCTTTTGCCATTTCATCTGTAATACCAAGATTTTTTAATCTTGCTCTATTTACTTTAGTAATTTTACCTTTAGTAACTAAACCTTCTATTGATTCTAATAAACGAGTACCATTAAATAATGTAGCAATACTTTTTACTCCTGTATTCCAAGGATTACTTAAATTTAAAAATGTAAAATATAAATTTCCAAGACTACTCATTCCTTTTTCAAATTTGCCATATACTCCAAAAGCATCATCTAAACCATACATAGCCATAGCACGACTGCTTTGAAACATATCCAAACATTCCCCACCTAATTGTCCTGTTTTTGTAGAAGATTTTGCAATTTCTTTCCACATACCTGTTTGATATACTTCCCAACTAAGTCTAAATGTTCTAGTAATACCATTAATACTAACTAATCTAGCAGTATCTACTACTTGTGCTAAACCAGTAAGCATAGTCATAGCATTATAAAGTTTAAACATTCTAATGCCTCTACTCATAGCTCTATTAGGATCAGGGTGTAATCCTTGCGTTCCTCTAAGCAAAGCAATAGCAGCATCAGCATCTACTAATGCTTCTTCTTTTAATCTAATTAAATCATTCATTTTCTTTAAAGATTTTTTTGTACCCAATAATCTTAATTCTTCTATTTGTTTGTCATATTCTTCAGCTATTTGAGAAATACCTCTTTGAAAAACATTTGGATTTTTACTCCATTGTGTACCAAATCCCATTGGATCGCCAAATACTTTTGTAATTTCAATATCAGGTATAGTTTGATTAAAATAAAATTTAGTTAATATTTGCATATCTGTTTCTACAAAACCAGCATCAGCTAATCGTATATAATCTTCATTACTTAATCCTAAATCTCTTGATCTAAACCTTGATGATACTCTATTAATACTATCAATATATTTTTCAACATCTGCCATTGTAGATGTTTTATTAGCTAATTTAACTTCATCTGCTAAATTTGGAAATACAATTACTGGTTGATAGTTTTTAAATTCTTCAATAATTTCATCTATATCATCTGAAGTAAATTTAAATTGACCATTTGGTTTTCTTTGTTTCTTTAAAATCTCTCTCATTAAAGGTTCAAAAAAAGCAAATCGGTTTTCAATTTGATCTCTTTTTAAAACTAGATTTACATAACCATCTTTTTTTAATGCAGTATTTTCATTTATATATTTTAATTTTGCTTCTAGTCTTTTCTTAGTAGAAATAAATTGAGTTTTTTTACTATTACTTCTAGTTTTGGAAATAAATTCATTTAGTTTTGCTATTTGTTTTTCAATAAACATTTGAGATATTTTTAAATTATCATATTCTGTTCCAATAGTTTTATAAAATTTCTTATAACTATTAGCTGCTAATTTAGCTTCTTCTACAACACCATCATCTCCCATCATAGCTCTCCATACTTGTTGTCTAAATTGTTTAGGTGTCATTACTTTTGTACCTTCATTAGTTGTTCTAGCAAATTTAGCATCAAGAGTTCTTTCAATAAAGTTTTGTCCATTTTTACCCATTTTAGTTAAATACTGTGTATAAAAAGATTCTGATTCTTTAATAAGTGATACTACTAAATTTGGATAACGCATTTTAATTAATCTTTCTATACTTGGACTTGTTGCTTTATCATAAAAATTTTTTACTTGATATAATGCTCCTTCTAATGTTCTTTCTATAAATTCTTGTGCTGGTAAATTTTTATCTTTTAATGTTCTAAATATTACATTCCAAGGACCTTGTTCTCCAAATATACCTAAGCCACTAGGTTGTATTTTATTTTCATCTATATAATTTTTTTCAGTTTTTAATTTATTTCTTTCTTTTACAATTTTAAGTTCATCTTTTAGTTCTCTTAATTGTATTCTTTCTTCTTTAGTTTTTTTCTTTTTAGAAGATAATTCTTTAATTTGTTTTTCAAGACTAATCCACTTTTCACTTTTAGGAGCAGCAGCTCCTACAGTTCCACCCTGAAATATACTGTCATCTGCGTCATCTAACATTTGAGCTGATTTATCAAATTTCTTTCCAGCTTGATGTGCTGGTAAAGCTGGAAATAATGTAGGTATAATAAAACCACCAGCAGTAATTAATACTGAATCAAGCATAGGTCTTGAATCATCTAAGTATCTTTTTCCTATTTCTTCTGTGCCTATTAAACCTCCTACAGCAAATCCTCTTTTAGCACGATTTAATCGTAAGACTGTACTACCAGCTTTTGTAAACATAAATAAACTTGAAGGATCAGTAACACCACCTAATATTCTACCAACAATATATGCTGGAGAACCATTAATTTGTTTTTGTTTTTCTACAAATCTATTTATTAAATCTGTGGTATGTTCTGCATTTCGAGAATGCATAAAATTACCAATATAACTTTCTAAACCATGTTGTCTTAACTGTGGATCATTAAATATATTATAATTATCATCTAATTTATAAGTTGGATTTTCATTAAATATATATTTAGTTGCATATAATGCAGATAAAGCAATTATATTTTCATCTAAAAAACCTCTCCATACATTCTTAGATGTATTAAATAATGCATCAGTTGATGACATATTATCTCTAGGTTGTATTTCATTAGGTAATACATAAGATAATCCTGTAGAAGTATTTATATCAGGCATTATTCTCCAGCTTCAGGTTTCCAAACAGTATCGTTAAAATCCATATGAGTAAAATTAGTATGCTGTCCATTATTCCATGCTTGTATTTTTTCAGCTCTACTTTCATTTCTAACAAATATTCCTCCCATATTTCTTTTAACTTTATTTGCCATTCCATCATTCCATAATTCATTTAATATGGTTGGTTGTATAGTATTATATCTTTCATCTGTTCCATAAATAATTTCGCTTTCTCCAGTATATGAATCAAAACTACCTAAATATTTTTCATCTCCAGTTTCTATATACTTACCTAATGCTTTATAAAATCTTGGTCCAATCATTCCTTGATAAGCCATATCTACAACAGCTATTGTTAAATAAGAATTTCTATTTCCTGTTAAATCTACACCATATTTTGCAGCTTCTCCTTTAACTGTTTGATACATTTCTTCCATTACTTTTGAAGCAATAAAAGCAGAATCAATATATTTAATACTTGTTTTACCATCTATTAAATCGTCTATATTATAATTAAGACGAGCTAACTCTTGTTTAACTGTATCATTTGTTTTTAAAGATAATCCATGTCCAATAGTCCAATCTCCATTACCTTTTGCAGTTTCATATGCTTTAGCATGAAACCCACCTTCATTATCGGATATATACCGAAATAATATATTTTCTTGTTTCATAATTTGATCTCCATCTTTAATTAAACCACCATACAATCTAGTTTCATATTCATCTCCAGTTAATCTATAAACTTGATTTAAAGCAGATTCTCTTGCTAAGATTTTTTGAGATTGTTCTTCCCAATCATCATAATTAAAATCCCAATAAGGAATTATTTTACTTGCATTTTCAAATGCTTGTTTTCCATTATTTATAATCCAATTATCCCATAATTTAAAAGTATGAAATCGCAAATATTCTAATTCTCTTTTATACTTACCTAATCCTTTGTTATCATATTGTTCATTTCTTTCATCAAAATTTACTTTCCATTCTTCTTGATAAGCCATTTCTTTAATTTTTTGTGGAGTTACTGCATAAGCTCTAGGAAAATCTTTTTTATAAGGAGAATAAGATTTATTAGGATCAAAAGGATTAGGTAAATCCATAAAATATCCATCTCTTTCTACATCTATAGAAATATTATATGTTGGTAAATTTCCAGCAGAACGCTTGTTATAATGAAATTGTATATGTTTATCTCTTATCATTTCATAAAGATTATTAGAATCTAAAAAATCATTCTTTAATCCAAGCTCATCTCTTT